TGAACATTATGAAAGTTTTTAGCTCGTCTCGCTGCTGGTCTAATTTTTTCTTGGCAGCGAAGGCTTCTATAGCTTCCTGCTCTATACTCTGTCCATTAAATACTTTAGAAAATAAGGTAGGGTTCTTTGCTCTTTTCTCTATGTTCGCTACGTCTGATACAGCCCCCATCCATTTAGATAGGTCAGCCGTCATAGCCTCCAGCTCTCGACCAGCCATAAAAGCTTTTTTTATCCCACCAAATGCGGCAGTCGCAGTTGAAATGGCCGCACTTATGGTGAGAGGATCCATATTACATCCGCATAATTATACTTATGAGTAAAAGAACAATAGCACCAGAAGTGCCAATAAGGATAGATTCAATACGCTTAACACGGTTAAACAAATCTTTAAACTGAATACTGGTTTCAGTCTCGAGGCGAGCCGTGCGTGTATCAAGATCGTTAACCTTAGTGTTAAGGTTTGTAACCGATGGCTTCATGTTATCCTCTATTGTCTTCTAAGGGTGGATTGTCTCTGAACGTCAATACGTTCTCTGTTAACTTCGTTTCTATCATCCGCTATTTCCTCTTGTAACTCAAGACGTGCGGCATCTGTTGCGGCTCTCTGTTGCATTTTCATTTGCTCCAATAATAACTTTTCCTGCTCCAACTGGGAGTCATTAGCAACTTCTTGTTGTTTAATGGCCAGTTCCTGCATTCTGATTTTCACTAACGGATCTTCGTTTGCTCCGGGTGGTGGAGCAAGCTGTGCAAAGACCGTTTGCATAATTTCTACCTCTAACTGGGCGACTCTGTCCTCGACCTGTTTTGGGTCCTGCAGTGCAGATTCTAACTGATTGACATGGTTTTGTGCGTCCTGAACAGGAACTTTACCCTGCTGGGTTGCTACGTCTAACTCAGTGATCTGATCTGTAACTTCTTTTTCAACCATCATTCTGGCCTTATATGCGATGTGTTCCAGTAGGTGACCGTACATCGTCCCCATTACCTGTGGGGAAGTTAACACCATAGGTGTTTTCATAAACTGTATGTGCACGGCCATATGGGCATCGTGCGACTGATCTGGAAACGACTGTAGTAGCTCACCCCCCAAAGCCCTCGCATTCTCGATTGCGGGATCTGTGGGCACAGGCTTCTTAGGGGGTGGCAATATCTCTTCTATGTTTTGAACCTCAAGAGCCTGATACATCCTTCTATACGCACTATGGAGGTTATGTATTTGAGGATTTGACTGAGCCATTTGAAGCTGTGTCTGTGCCAGCGTTACTCTTTGAGCCATAGAAAAGATGTTCGGGTCGCTAACAGGTATAACATCTATACGTCCATCGAAATCTTGTGCTTTAATTTCCTGTGATACTCCTGCTACCTCATACGGATATACAGGAGGTAGATTCTCCCCAAGTATTCTGGCGAGAAGTCTAAATTCTGTTTTCTGAGCATAATGCAGTCTTTTATGGATCGCAGACATAACTTTCATGCCTCGCTCCAAGATCGCCATAGTTGTGCCTACAGGTGCCTGTCCACTGCCTCCCTCACCAATCTTCTGGTCCGCTATGGAAACAAATCTACGTCCACCCTCAATTAAACTTCCAAGAAGTGACGCTAGAGTATTAGACGGTTCCTTATACGGAAGTGGAATAATAGCGTCCCTGATGTTGCCACCGGGGGCATCTATATCTCTAAACTCACCAGGTTGTAACGGCTCGTCATCATTTCTTACCCTTACGCCTCGTGCCTTAAAACCAGCCGGCAAGTTGGCCAGTGTTCCCGCATCAATCAACTGCCTCAATATGCTAGTAACGGCTCTGCCCAATCCTCCAAGCATATGCACAAGTCCAAAGCCATAGAACCCTAGTCCAGGCATGAACTTGTAATGCACAAAGTATTGTCTCTTTCTTTTTGCCTGATCACCCTCGTCATAGTTTCGTCTGACGGCAAGAACCTCACTGCTGTCCTTATCTATAGTCACGATGTAAGGAAGCTTTATGCCTGTCGGCTCACCGTCAAGCCCTGTGTCCTCGAATCCCTCGAGGTCTATATCAACGTGCATTTCCAGAACCGTATGCACGTCATCTGTGTAGTTCTTGGAAATACCCTCTAATTCATTAACTTTCTTTCGCACGTCACTCGGTTCGTCATCTGTACCAGTAGCTAAGTCAATATCCTTGTAGACTCCTGCAACTTGCATCTTGCGTACCTCATTTGCGTCCATCCTTAAAACATGCGTAACACGAGACGCTGTCTGTAGATCACTAGCAGAATATGGTACAACCAGATCTTGAGCAGGTACGAACTTAGATACGGCTCTCTGTTTGGACTCATCGAAATAAATCTTCTTAAAAGTTGATCCTGAGAGTGGTAAATAGAAAAGCATCTGATCGGTGTCAGGGTCGAACTCTTCCATAACCTCTATCAACTGGTAATTCATAAATTCTTTTACTCGATGTGCCTGTGCTTCTCTCTCACCATTCTGCAAACCAACGAGGTTCACGGTCACTGGACCACCAGCAGGGAGCAACTCTTTATACGCCTGTGACTGAAACTGTGTCACGGACTCGGAAATCAATGGGTGCGTTACACCACTTGCCCCTTCAAAGGGTCTTGTTCTTTCATCGCTCTGTATACCAAGTAAATCCAGACCCTTAACATATGTCTGTTCCCATTCTGACCGGGAATCATAATCCTCATTATAGGAACCAAGAAGTTCCGAGGACAGGGAGCCGAGAGCCGAATCGTCCAGCATCTCTGCCAGGTTTGCGTTGTGATCGTATGCTTCAGCCATAACCTCGGTTATATCACCAGTTATAGACTGAACAATCGCTCCACCCTGACCGTCATCTATAATCTCTGCTCCACCTGAGAAATCCTCGGGTGTTGCTATTTCAACTTCAACTTCTGGTAGCTCGGGGTCTACTCCCCCCGGCATCATGCCAGAATCTACCATAGATCCTACGGGTCGTGTTACCATCAGTAGTACTCCCTTCTTTCGGGTATATAATCCTCTTCATCGTCCTCTCCGTCAAGAAAAATAAATCCTCCTTGTCGAAAACGCAAGATAGCCATAGTCATGCTATCACAAAAGTCGTCATGATCACCATACGGGAAAGATGCGACTTCTTCAATAACTTCTTCTGCAAATTTTCTATCAGCAGGTGCCCAGACCCGTCCGGCCTCGAACATCGGAGCAGCCATATGCATCCTTGTAATCTTGTCATTCCCCTTATTCGGTGAATAACTCAAGGCAGGTATCCCTCGGTGACGCAATTCATCCATTAAAGGCGTACCTGACGCTTTAGCCTCGATTAATACCATATCAGGCTCCCAGTATTCGTATTCTTTGTACGCATGTTCCTTTAATTCGGGGAAATTCCAGCGTCCACGCTCTGCAGCCATCAAAATTATGTTGTCAGGACCCCCTTCTTGAGGTTGAAACACGCCCCAAGTGGTAATTGCACTGTAGTCAGCCGATTCTTTCTTAGAAAATGCCGTATCGTAGCTCTGCATAATATATTTTACAGGGGGTATGTCATCTTTTTCCCACATTTTCCACCATTCACGCTTTACAATCGCAGATTCTGCCGAAGTTGGCTGTTGTTGCCACTGTGCAGACCATTTGGCCACGGGCAAAGACGCTTTAATCGATAACAACGCATCTTTTTCCCAGAACTCAGGCCATAAAGCCTTGTCTGACGGCAATATAGCAGGAAATTCCACTACCTCCCACTGATCGGACATCGCATCACCGCTCTGTGCAGCCAGTAAACGGCCTGTCAAGTCTTTTTTACCCCATCGAGTCATAACCAGGATGATGGAACCACCCGGCTGAAGACGCTGTCGAGGTCCAGAAGTGTACCATTCGTATGCATTATCAAACGCACTCTCGGATAAAGCGTCCTGCTCCGAGTGTGGATCGTCAATAATGAACAAATCCGCACCACGACCTGTAACCGCTGCTCCAACACCAGCAGCAAAGTACTCGCCACCCACGCTTGTTGACCATCGGCCCGCTGACTTACTGTCCTCCTTCAAACCCGTCTTTGGAAAAATGTCCTTATATGCAGGGTCATCGAGCAAATCACGCACTTTCCTACCAAATCGTACAGCCAGTTCCGTATTGTGTGTCGCCTGAATAATCTTCAGCTTTGGATTTCTGCCCAGAAACCACGCTGGCATCAGGTAAGACGCAAATTCCGACTTACTATGTCGAGGGGGCATGTTAATAATTAACCTCTTCAACTTGCCCTGTGCCACAAGTTCAAGTTTCTTCGCAATCACACGATGGTGATACCCCTCTATAAAGTTCTCATATACATGATGAGCGAAAGGCATGAACTCATTCTGTGCCTTCTCCCTTAGACTGATGTTAATCTCAGCCTGTTTAAGTGCTAATATTTCTCGAAGAGCTTCTTCAGGTACTGTTTCAAGATTCATTATATTGTAGACATATAACCTTTTCGGGCTTCTGGAGTCATTCCCAAAAATGCTCTTTGTTGCTCTGGAGACAATGTTAAATAATGCCTGTATTCTGCCTCAGAACTTAACCCAAGTTCAGTCATCATATTTTCAAGCCCACGTCCTCCACCATACTGACCAAGAAAGTTAAAGTTTTGATCTACTGGTTTGCCCACATCGGTCTGAAAACCACCACCTAACTCAGCACCCGAAAAAGGTTCCCCTTCTCGAGGGTTACTTGCTGTAAAATTTGACATTACACCAGCTTTACTGTCAGTATTTGATCCAAAGCCTGCAAAGAGTTTTGCAAACGGTAAGTTACTAATTATACCTTTTGCGTCATCAACAACTCTACTAAAACCTGTGCCTAGCTCCGACCCCATAGACTTAACCTCAGTTCCAAGGTGACTTGCCCTCTCACCAAGGCCCATGGCCTGATAGGCTTTAGGATCTATGCCAGTTCGCATAGCAGACTGCTTCTCGGAAAACGCAACACCATCCAGATCATATCCGGGGACAATGTACTGATAAGCATTGCTAGGTTCAAAGTTAATTATCCTACCCGTCCCTTCTTCATAAACAGGAGCCAAACCTTTTAACTTACCACTTAGACTCATCTCCCTCATTTTCGTAAGATTGGTTAACGCATCATACTGACTTAACCCTTTTTCTACAGTAGG